TTCGGCAAACATAAAGCATCACACTACAAGTACTTAGCTAAAAATACAGTAGCTAAAATAAATGGGTAAACCCCCCAAATAGAAAGCTCTAGCCTATCCATACGCTCAGAACCTCTCTCAAGTCGAGCTTCTATATTATCCCAACGTATTGCACATTCACGTTCATGGGCTTTAATTTCAGCTAATGCTTCTGACTCGCTCATTTAACTTCTTTAAAGTGTAGGTTTCGTAGCAGGAAAATCACCTGTTGAAGGCCAATCTCTTAGTTTAGTCCGATAAGCCTTATAAGCATCAAGTTGTGGATGGTCGGATACAGCTACAACCCAGTCAGTATTTTTAAGCTCATCATTTCGCCATGCTTTTGCACGTTCCTGTGCTGTGCTTTGTTGGTAATTTGATACTTGCCAACTCATTTTGATATCTCCGAAGGATCATTATAAAAAACACCGTCTTTATATATTTTTCCCAGTGCATCTTCAGAAGCTTTCACATGATTAGGTAACTGTGCAAAAGTCCAAATAGTTGAAACCACAGTATCATGCTCTTCTTCTGTGCCGTCATCTTTTACCCAAATTAATTTTTTTGTGGTGGCGTACCATTCATTTTCACTCATATTCAATTACCTCCCATGAGTAATAAAGCACATATATAGAATTAGTGGAATAAAAAGAAATTTGTGTCGTACTATTTAACCATGCGCGAAAAGTACCTGCTTGTGGATTTGTACTATTAGTGTATCTCATAGTACCGGGGCCACCGAAAGTTAAAAATGATTTATCTAAATCTACTGCGTTTATAGATACAGTGTCGGTACTTTCATTATAATAATTCGCGTTACCTCTTTGAATTGATTTTATTACTTTGTTACCTAAAACTGGCATTTAACTACCTCCTCCTTACTCATATTCAATTACCTCCCATGCGTAGTAAAGTCGATATATAGAACCAGTAGAATAAAAAGAAATTGTAGTGGTATTTGATAAAGTTGCTTGGAAAGAACCCCCCGCCGTATTTGTACCACTAGTAATTTTCATAGAACCGGGGCCATGAATAGTCAAAAATGCTTTATCTAAATCTACTGCGTTTATAGTTACAGTGTCACTACTTTCATCGGCATAGTTCCCAGTACCTCTTTGAATTGTCTTGATTACTCTGTTGCCTAAAACAGCCATTATATGCTCCTATAAAGTATGCCATCCAATAGTGTCATTTACATAGACAAACTGCACAGAAGCACCTTGGTTCAATGTCCCATCTTCTGCAGCAGAATCTATTTTTTGACTACTTGTACGTGCTACAGTAACTACCCCTGCTCCCACATTTGATAGTATTAGTGTTGCTCCTTCTGAACCTGACGGTAATGTATGGGTCAAAGCGCTACCGCTATTAGACACGTATTGCCCTGCTGCAACTAAACTCGTTGCTGTCGTTATAACTGACCACCCACTATACGTTTTATCTGCCCAATCTAATACACCTGATCCATTTGTAGCAAGTACTTGATCTGCGTCTCCGTCATCAGCGGGTAGGGTTAACGTGTAACTACTTCCGATAGTAGCTGGAGCTTGTATGGCAGCATACTCTCCCCCACTACTGTCTTGTAGCCGCAAATCTCCTTGCGCTAGAATGTTTACCTCTCCACTAACATTAACCGCATCGGCACTTTGATCCCACTCAAAATATTTACCGCTGGTAGCCCCGAAAAACTTTACGTCATATCCTGTATCATCAACACCCACAGACAGAGTGTTATCAATCTGTACTGCACCATCAACATCAACAGCGTCTAAGTTTGTTGTACCATCTACGTCTATATCTCCTGAAATATCTAAACTAGCAAAAACAGAAGTGCCTGTTCCTGTTACTGTTCCTCCTACCCCTAAATTACCAGCAACTGTTACATTTGTAGTTCCTGTAGGTATTTCTAGTACATCTGCATCAGCGTCATTCTTAATAGTTACGTCATTAGTAGATCCCTGCCCTGTAAGTATAAGACCTTCAGCAGCGGTGTACCCTATAGCAGCATTATCTCCAGCAGAAGTATCTCCTGTAGCTTCTACGGTTGCTCCAGTGATAACACCAGATGCTGTTATGGTAGCGGCTGTTGTTGTACCTGTAAGATCTAAATCAGCCAAAGCATCAACTACCGCTGCACCAGAACCAGCACCGTCAAGGTAGACTGCTTTGACCCCTCCGCTTGGTATGTTAACCGTTGCGCCAGATCCTTGTTTGATAGTGATTATCTGAGATCCCGTAGTGGCGTTCTCAATAATCATTACCCGCGACATAGTATTTGGAGCTATGGTTAATTCTCTAGTAGCTGATAAAGTAGCCCCACTAGTAACCTTAAAATATAGTGCCCGTGCAGGATCATCTGCCCCATCTGCTACAGTTGTAGTTGCATTAGCATCCGAACCAAAAGAAGCCTGTGTTGCGTACCCTAAAGCTTTACCAATTAACTCAAGGTTTGTATTAGTTTTTGTACCCCAAGTACCAGAGGCGTCCCCTGTTGTTATTTCTTCTAGTCTTAAATTATTTACATATGTAGCCATAATAGGTACCTGTTATACATCTTTCCATCCGATTGTCCCGTCCACATACACTAACTGTGTTGAGCTATTTGTTGTAAGTGTTCCATCTTCTGCGGTTGAGTTTATAGGTTCGCTATTTCTACCAACAGTTACTGTTCCAGCACCCGCGTTATGTATGACTACTGTATTTCCCGCACTAGGGCTTGCAGGAAGAGTAATAGTAAAAGCACTTCCACTATTTGCAATTAATTGATCCGCTGAAGTTGCCGTATAGGCACCTGTTTTAACTGACCATGCGGTATAAGCCCCACCTGCCGATGCAAAACTAAGGTTTCCTGATCCGTCAGTTGTTAACGCCTGTCCCGCATCGCCATCACTAGAAGGTAAGGTTAAAGTTATATCTGACGTAGAAGCGGGGCCAATCAATGTTACTTTGTTTGTGCCATTATCAGAATCTTCAAAAAATTCTAAAAAACCAGCGGAAGTAGCCCCGTTCTTTAACTGCGCTCCCGCATTGATAACAGGTGTAGTAATAGTTGGAGTGGTCAGTGTCTTGTTTGTTAATGTGTCTGTCGTTGCTTTACCAACTAGAGTATCTGCTGAAGCTGGCAAAGTTATTGTAACGTCGGCTGTAGACTCAGGGCCAATTAGTGTGACCTTATTCGTACCATTATCTGAGTCTTCAAAGAACTCTATAAATCCTGCGCTAGACGCTGCATTTTTAAGTTGTAGCCCTGCATTAACAACAGGCGTTGTTAACGTCTTATTTGTAAGCGTGTCTGTCGTTGCTTTACCTACCAATGTATCAGCAGAATCAGGCAATGTAATGGTTATATCCGCAGTCGAAGCAGGGCCAATTAGTGTGACCTTATTCGTACCATTATCAGAATCTTCAAAAAACTCTATAAAACCAGCGGAAGTAGCCCCGTTTTTTAACTGTAGCCCTGCATTAACAACAGGGGTCGTAATAGTGGGGGTAGTAAGTGTTTTATTGGTTAAGGTATCTGTTGTTGCTTTACCTACTAAAGTATCTGTAGAAGCAGGTAAAGTTAAAGTCTTATTACCGTCAAAAGCCGAATGAGCCGGGGCTTGTATTTGTACATAGTGTGCGTTACTTGATTCACAATAAAATTTTACCGTGCTTTGTGTACCACCATTTTTTAAAGCTATATCGCCTTGACTAATTTCTACACCATTAGTACTACCACCTGCAACACCAAGCGTTCCCACCACTGTTACATTAGTAGTTCCTGTTGGTATTTCTAATACATCCGCATCTGCATCATTCTTTATCGTTACATCATTGGTAGAACCTTGCCCCGTAAGAATAAGCCCTTCTGTACCTGTGTACCCCATAGCAGCGTTATCCCCTGCTGAAGTATCTCCTGTAGCTTCTACAGTGCTTCCGGTTATAACCCCAGATGCAGTTAAAGTAGCAGCGGTTGTAGTACCTGTTAAATCAAGATCAACCAAAGCATCAGCTACTGCAGCCCCCGCTCCAGCCCCATCCAGATAGACCGCTTTAACAGCCCCAGTGCCAATAGTGACTGTCGCACCAGAACCTTGTTTAATAACAATGGATTGTGAGCCAGAAGTAGCATTCTCAATAATTTGAAAACGCTTCATGGTATTGGGGCCAATAGTAATTGTACAAGCCGAATCTAACGTACCTGTATATTTTAGATATATAGCTCTTGCTTGATCGGAAGCCCCATCTGCTACGGTAGAAGTATGAGTGTCTGCATTGGTAGTTATTGCCTCAGTCCCAATACCTAATGCTTCCCCAATTAGCTCAAGAGATGTATTTGTACTAGCCCCCCAATCACTGTCACCAGTAGCGGGTTCTGCCACTCTTAAATTATTTACATAGGTCGATGCCATAAATTATGCCGCTATATCTGTCCAATTTGGTGTTTGTGATGTACTTATTGCCGTCCAATTAGGAGTTTGATCTGTTGGAACTATTCCCCACACAAGCACATCATTTATACCTGAAGTGCCTAATACCCCTGTAACCCCTATAGATATACCTCCTCCCGCTGTTTCTGTTGTATTCCCAGCAGTAGCAGAAGCTGCAACACCTGTTACATTTACCCCTGTATCACCAGTAGTGGTAACACTGCCTAAAGCACTGGCTAACCCAGTAAAGGCAACGTCTTGGTCATAACCTCCTTCGTTGTAACCTTGGGTTATACTGTCATAACCCGAAAATAGTATGGTTACGTCAGCCATCAGGCGATCCGAATTATGGCACTACTAGCGTCAGCAGTAGGAAAACTAACAGTAAAATCCCCACTACTTGATGCTTTATCTGATCCAAAATCAAGCACCAGTACTGCTCTATTAGCGGAACCTGCTGTAGTCGAAGAGTTATAAATTAGTGCTCCTCTAGCGGTAATAGTAGAACTAGACCATGTAGTATCTGCAAAATCTAACAATGCGGTAGTAGAAGAAGTAGTAGGAGTAACATTTGTTAATGTGTTCCCTCCAGCAGTATAGGCTGTTCCACTTGCTTCATTGCTAGTGCTGTATGCCGTAGTACCCGCTCCAAGACTAGCACTGCTAGTAAACAAAGCAATTTTAAACGTGTTACCAGAACCTGTAGAAGTTGTAGTACCCCCACCAGAACCACTAGTAAAATTATGCACCCCTTGTAACAACTCCTGTTTAAAAGATGTACATAATGCTTGAGATATAGCCATTACAGTTTCCTCAGTATTTCAGCCATATCTTCATGGCCTTGTTGTTTAAGCAAGTTATAAAGTGTAGTTCTATCACTCTGTATAGCTTGATTTAAGGTATGTACGATTACATGGAACATCCTTTCCCTAAACGCTTCTGCCTGTTGTTTTAGTATAGGGTCTGTAGTGTCAGCAATACTTATTAACTTAACAACAGCATTTGCGGCTAATTCTTCTGCAGAATGCCCTCTATTTTCAGTAGTCTGTACGTTGAAACTACCTGCCGCTGCTTTTACCTCAACATCAAACATATCAATTCACCTGCATCTTATACTGCCCGGAACGATAAGTATCTTCTCTTAACTTATTATCAGCAAGAGCACCTAGTAACGTAAGCGCCTCCATGTACATTTTTTGATACAAATCTACTAAATCAGGCTCTCCTTTCATAAACCTGATAGCTTCTACTAAAGCCCCATTTAACAATGCGCTATCAAAGTCATCTCCCAGCCAAGAAGTACTTGCAGTAACTATAGATTCTGGGTAGTACCCATAGTGTAACTCTACGTCAAAAGACGCATTAGGAGTTGGGCCTACAATACATGAGGTATCAGTAAAATAAGCATAGTGCTTTGGAACCCCTGTTGTAGCAGGATTTGGGTATGCTTCCCGCATGAAATTTACGTCTTTATTCAACAGATAGATGTAATTACTAGAACTAATTATCGCAAGTGAATACGTCCATAAAAAATCAGTAGGTAGTGTAAGATACTTAGTACCACTCGATAGGGTACCCGTTTGATTCTTACGTAACGCAGGGAATTGAACAGTGTTATAGATCTTCTGCTCTGTTTGTTGCGTAAACAGCTTTAACTGGTCATCTGTAAAAGTAGTCTCACAGATATCCTGAACATTAGTCTTTAACTCTGTATAATTCATAACTTACGCCATCGGGCCTCTTGCGTATATCCCTTTTGTAGCTGCTCCAGTGCCCCGTATTTTCACTTTTCTATTATTAGCGTTCTTTCCTTTTCTCTTTTTCTTTGTTTTTGGTTGCTCAAATAACATACTTATACTCCTTCTAAGTTACTGTTACTGTTACAGAACCTACACTTGCGGTTCCAACTAAATCATTAGTCGTTAACTCAAATGGGTTATTCCCGTTACCTACTGGCTCCCATCCCCACTGGATGTTCCTACTACTTTCATATCCAGCAAAATCTGGTCTTGGATCTTTAACAGCTTGTGGGTCATCTATTGGAAACTCCCCTAACCTAAGTTGTGGTTGATCTGGGTTCCAGCATTCAGGACACGCTTTTATATTTGTATCCCGCCCTTTTTCTATTAAGTTCCTTAACTCCTTTAACTTATAACGAAACCCGCATATATCACATTCTGCTATTGCTATTTTTGCAGATGCGTACCTAGCCATTATATAGCTCCGATACGCGGAATATAATAATCCGAAGTCTTCTCTCTATCTTCCGCAGCAGCTAATGCAAAAGCTTCATCATATATTTCTTTTAGCATAGGCACTCTTTCTACTAATTCGGGTATCTTTAAAGCAATATTGTAGGCTAATCCTGCTACCAGACAAGGTAAAAACCTAAAATTCATATCTGCAGTTTCTACCCCATTACCAGCGTCTTGGATACGTCGTATACGCCAATACCTAATGACATAGGTATCACTCTTATCGGGTACAGGCCACAGATTCAATACAGGAGCATCCCTTTGCCTGTCTATCCACATTTGTATAGGTCTACCTTCACTTAACTTGTTAGGTATAGAAGAGTAAGCACTTACCCCTATACGGTTAAGGGTAATGTCTGATTGAGTAGTTGTATTGCCAGAATTAGTTCTTATTACCTGTTCTATAAGGTCTATAGTGTCAGCAGGTAAAGTGTACTGAGAAGTACTTTCTGTAAGAGATACACTACCTTCCTCTACAGTCCACAGATTAATGCCCCGGTTCTGCCACTCTATAGTCATCAGATTCATAGACCTACGAGCAGTTCGTAGATCATAACCAGAACGCATCTCTCGCCCAGCGCGTTCCCACGCTTCTTCAGCGATTTCAGTAAAATCCATGTCAAATGTAGCAGTACCAGAAGTAGCCATAATTACTTACCGTTTAAAAAGGCTATAGAATCTTTAACAAGAGCCGTTTTATTTTTTCTACGGTCTAACTCTAATCCGTGTTGCCGCATTTCTTCTTCTAACTCAACTTTAGTCATTTGGTTAAGTTCAGACTTAGAAGGTACTCTCACCTTTTGTTCTTTTTTTGGGGGCGCTTTCTTTTTAGCTTTAGGAGCAGCAGGTTGCAATTCATTTAGCCTTGCTTCTGCTTCTTTTTTACCCATAAGATCGAAAACGGTAACATCATAAGTGCCATCTTCTTTCTTAGTGCCTATTTGAAATATAGGCTCTCCTGTATTAGAAAACACCCCATTCTGAAAAACTTCAAGTTTACTCATCATAGCTCCTATGCAAACAGTGTTTTTTTCCTACGGTTATTCATAACCACCCCGCAACCTTTATGGTGTCTTCGCTTTCTAGCAAGCCCACCTTCTTTAAATTTAACTTCCGCAGCTTTAGTATTTTTTACTACGGTTTTACCTCGACTACCTTCTCGTTTCTTTTTCTTAGCAGTACTTGCTCTTTCTTTCTTAGTAAGATTTTGGGCTTTCTTTCTAGGTAGACAACGATCAGGGTTCTTCTTATCTTTAGAAGTACCACATTTACCTTTTATTTTGCCGTCAGTACCTATACGCACCCAATCCTGATCTCGCCATCTCTTTAAAGCCCCCATTATTTTTTACCTTTACCGTACTTAGGGTCTTTACAATATTTACTAGCCGCCATATTAGCGTAAGCAGATGGGTATGTATCAAAAGTACGCTTTGCCCAAGCTTTACCTTTTGCACAAATCTTACCCCCACTTTTGTAGTATCTACGCATGTTAAGAACCCTTCATCGTAACCATTTTAGCGGCACGTAGTCCCTTTTTCTCAATACCTGCACCACGCACTTTACCGCCTTTGGCATAGCCTTTGGTTTTCATTACGCCACCTTTGGCATAACCTTTGGTGTTCATCATGCCACCACCTTTCATACCACCTTTGGTGTTCATCTTAGTTCGCATCATGCCACCACCTTTCATACCACCTTTGGTATTCATCTTGGTTCGCATCATGCCACCACCTTTCATACCGCCCTTAGTGTTCATTTTAGTCTTCATCGTCATTATTCTCCGCGTACAAATTATCAAATGTAATTGAAGCATTCATGTAACTATCGTCACACTCTGCACTATGAGTCCATTGGCTAGGTCTAAAGTCTGGTGCGCCCTCTCCGCACTCCCAAAGAGCAGGATTTGTAACTCTTACTCTGTTATTTGGAAGAGCTACTATATTACCTGTCCAAGGCCCAGCATCAGTAAGTTCTAACACATGACTTTGTTTATGTTGAGCAGGATCATCAGAAATACTGCTATCTGTATAATCAACTGTGAACATATACTTACCAGTATAAAACTCTCCATCTATCTTACACACCCAAGGGCTAGAACTTGTTCTATCATAGATATGTACTTGATGGTTACGAGAACTACAATCCCAAGGTTGACACAATCTTGGAACCATAGCTTCAGGCCACTCTTCCAACACAGTATCTCCCACTAGTGCAGTTATAGGCATACGCGCCCACATAGCTCCACCGTGTATATTAGGTTCGTTATCATCGTCATATGTCTCAGCCCCTGTAAAAACTAACTGAAAACTTAAACACCTATCTGGTATACATGTCACGGCTATTGCTAATGCGTGTATATACTCTCCATGATACTGTTGATGGTTATGTGTGTACTCTTTTCTAACCCAACATTTAAAATGCGGTATATTCGATTGCAAATACGCCAACTAACATCTCCACCGTCTTCTAGCTTGTCGTAGCCTAGAATTAGGGTTTTTAGCTGCTTTAGGAAATTTCTTCATTTGCCCTGCGGAACGAGCACAATAAGACTTACGCCTAGACGCTCTTTTTCCTTTGGGTTTTTTCTCTGTAACAGCCGTTTGTAGTTTACTTCCGGGGTTGTTCCTACGGTACTTAGCAACCCCTTTTTTAGTCATACCCGCGCCAGATTTAGTGGGGCGTTTATCCCCACTTTTAATTGACATACCTTTCATGCCCGTATCTTTACGCTTACGCTTACGGACAGACCCACCTTTCTTATAATAGATACGCATAGAGCGCCACCTATGAGAAAAACGTAGTCATTGCTGTAAGGTCTGTAACCGCAGTAAAAGTTACAAATCCCCCACTAACAAATAAAAGGCCGTCATCTGGTACATCAGGGTAAGAGTTAGTACTAGCTCCAGCCACAGTAGCAAACTGCATTTTTATTGTGCCCGTGCCAGAACCTTCTCTAAACACTATCGTAGCTGCACCGCTACCATTAACCACATAAATACCACGCAAACGACAACGTGCTACAGATATTACTCCACAACAGCTAGTCCCAGAACCAGCACTAACATTACCAGCAGGATCACCTACTGCAGTTATAGAAGTAATAGTGGCAAAAAACTGTGTGCCTGTAGCTGTACCCGCATTAGCTCCTGTTACAGACTCTGAAGCGGCATCACCTGATTCATCCGTACCAACAACAGTAAAGGAAATCCCAGAATCATCACCAGCACTAAGAATGGTAATATTTCTTGGGCAATCAAAAGTAACTGACCCTCCAGAAGCTAGAGCACCTCCTATTACAAGCGCAGCATTATTACCTACGGCAGCGGCGGTAGAAATACCATCAGTATCTGCTGCTGCGGCAGTTATAAAACTGGATGTTACATCACTACCTGAACCTTTAAGGGCCATAATAATTTACCCCCCATTAGGCAATTTGCACATATTCAATAATGAACGTAAACGATCCAGCAGTGGTCGCATCAACAGTATTAGTTATGTTGCAGTAAATAGTTCTTTCAGCAGATGCGTATTGAACGGACGCAGGAGCAGTTGTGCCGCTTTGCGTTTGTACTACCAAAGTTGTCGTTGTTACATTTCCAAGAACAACAGTAGTGCCTCCATCCAAAATTTCATCTGTTACTGCAGCCACAATTTGTGCGCCAGAACTACTGGTTCCTACTTCATAACCAATATCCCCTGTTCCAATAACAGGAGCAGTGGCACAAAATATTTTAATGTCTGTAATAATGGTGTTTGCAGGTTGTGTAAATTCACCGATAGCAGGACTATCCCCAGCAGTGGTGTTTACAGTTACCCCAGTGGCGAAACCAACATGCTTAATGTACTTGTCAGTTACAATTCCAGTGGAAGCGATAGTTGCTACATCGGTAACAGCACCAGTAGTAGCATTTTTTGATATTACTTTAAACCCATTTTCGGAACGAACTGGGCCGTCGAACGTAGTATTAGCCATGTTAATCTCCTGTCTTGGCTAGTGTCAGTCCTAAGACTGTCAGGAAAAAATAAAAAAGGGGGGCAAAGCCCCCCTGTATTATGCTCCGGGTGAACCGAAAATACCAAGCGGATCTGATACTCCAAAGGAATATCTTTCTCGCGCTTTATATCTACTGTTGCCCGTATCAAAATCAGCATCCATAGATGTTGACATCGGGGTTCGCGTAAAGTGCTTCAACCCATTAGGAACATCAGTCGTTAAGAACCAAGCATCTGTATCAGTCAGATAATGGTTAACTGCATATCCACCGGGGACAGCACCGTTATTACGAATCGCATTGATATCGTTATCTGCGGTACCAACTCTTCCTTCTGTTTCTAACAACCGTGTTGCCACAAATTGTAGATCAGATGGAATGATTAGCTTAGTAGCTTGAGCAGCTATCAACAAACCACGCTCATCCGTCCAACCTCCGATTTGAATGATAGCGGCTTCCAGAGAAGTCTCATTCAAGTCAGCGTTAGTGCCGGGGCGGTTTGAGTTTGTGCCACCTGAAACTAATGGGTGCGCGGTAGAACACAAGGTTTGCCCGTCCCCATAAGTCGTACCAGCAGCAAAGGCATTGTTTAATACAGCAGCACCTTTTACTTGCTTGGTATAAGCCATAGCACGAGCTAATGCTTTGGTGTATCTGGCAGACAAAGAATCATAGAGGTTATCCTCTATAGCTTCTTCCGTTACAGAAAAGCCCATTGCAATAGTTTCGTGTGTGTACCTAGCCGTAAAGGTTTCTTGAGCATTGTCATATTCGATGGCAGAGCCTTCGTCTTTAACAGGTGCCGCAGAAAAGCCTGACAGCTTGGTTTCTTCTTCAAAAGAACGATCTGAAGATTCAGTTTCATAAATCTCCGAATGCTCTTCGCCGTACTTAGCATACTCCAATCCGAACAAAGCGTTCAATCCGGGTAGGAGTTCTTTTAATAATTGCGCTCTTGAAATAGCCATATTATATTAACCCCTATACTCCGGTAGTGTTATCGAAAGCATGCCCTGCATTCCACTTAACAAGTGCTTCTGTAAATCCACCAGAAGAGTTTGTTGTCTCTGGAACTAGATCTACAATGCGGAAGGGCAATGTGTTTGTTGTTGCTGAAGTATCAGAAATAGCACACTTAGAGTTACCAGTGATAGTGCTACCAGCGTTATTCACACCAGCTACATTAGCCCCGATATCAGTAATTGCCAGATCTCCAATAGTTGTACCAGAAGATACTACTGCTACTTTAAATAAAAGATCTGTTGCATCAGCCACATAAGCTTGAATATCAGACGCTGCCGTACTAGCAGGAAAATACTGCTTGAACGTAGGCTGACTCGTACCGGGATCTGTAAAAGAGCATCCCAAGAAAACACCAATCGGTGTCATGGCAGCATCAAACGTATCACGTTCAACAGTGCCTCCAGTAACTAGTTTAACTGCATCCCCATAGAAAATGTCTGTACCATAAGCACTAGCAATAGAATAGTGTCGTACTGTACCAACAAAAGGAACGCCGCTTAACAGTTTTACCGGAATTAGCCCATAAGGGGCATCAATAGTTGGATAAGCCATAGCTTATACACTCCTATATTAAGTTCCGTTTCCAAAAGAAACCTTTGTTTTTCGATCATTAAAGATCGGCATACGAGGGTCACTTTCTCTCATAAGGTTGTTATCCACAGAGGCCATCTGAGATTGGGTTTGAGTTTCGTAGTATTCGCTACGCTCTTCCACCATCTCTACTGGAGCTTTACAAAGCATTAACCCCCCCATTACTACGTTATCTGCAAAGCGTTCGTGCTCTACAGTAACTAAAGTAATTTCAGGATGATCTACTGCTTTCACTGGTTCCCAACCTTCACGTAATTTTGAGGAAACATTAGTGGCATCAGTTGTTCCACGGGAACTAACTCGTATCCAACGGAATATATAACCGTCTTCTGGCGTAGGAGAAGGTAGTACTTCTGGTCGCGTCCACGCTCTTTTTCGAGTAGTTTTTTCTCGTGTCTCTAACTTACGATCTAATCTGTTTTCAGCCATTACTGTTCCTTATATCTAATGCAACCTGTTTGGCGTACTGTGCGGGAGTTATACCTAAACGCTTTGCTAATGCTACCTGTGTTTGCGTTAACCTAATTTTCTTAGGTGCTGTGCTCCGCGTAGCGGGTGCAACCACATTACTAGTCCTAGCTTTTGGTCTACGTACCTCCTGTTCATTGGTACCCTCGAATAATTCGGGGAATCTTTCTTGCATACGAGAATCTAACTCCTCGTAGTATGTGTCACTACTAGCAGAGATATTCTCTATCTCTGTAAGTTGTTTATGCAGCCCTAACGCAAAGGCTGTTGCGGGCGCATTATCTGCTGCCCCAAACCAAGTATTTCGCTCCTTCCATGCAACTGCTTTTTCATCAGGAGGAGGTCTTGTGTCTGTTTGCTGTTGTGCATCTGGTATTTCTACTTCATTACCAGAGTCTTGTAAAGCGTCCTGCTCTAACTTTAAAAGGTTTTCCCTTCTTAAATTAGCGGTAGTAATAGTTTCTTGAGACTTTAATAGGTTCTCTGTGTCACCTTCTTCGTGTGCGACTTTATAAGAATTTCTAGCTTGGGCCAGTTCGTTTTCCACATTAGCCTTAGCTTGCGCCAACAAAGTTGTCCTACTCTTATTAACTGTCTCTTTAAGATTATTATTTTCGGATAGCACTTGTTGTACAACCCGTTCCAACTCATCACGTTCCCGTTCTGCTGTTTCTTTCGCTCTACGCTCATCGTGATATCCCTTGCTAAAGTGCTTAATTCGATTCTGCACACCTTTATTATAAGTTGCCAATTCTTCTTCAGTGACATCTTCAGGCGGTTCAGATGGAACACGATCTCTGTCTCGTTCAGGGGTATCATCAATAACCTCTATTTCAGGTTCAGGGTCTTGTGTTGCCTCAACAGCTTTTTCTTTACCCGGAAGATTAACTTCCATTTCACTAGAAGGCTCAACTTCTATTTCTGTTGTCTCTTCTTCCTGTTCATCGGGAAATTCAAATTCTACTTTTTGGAACGCCATGATTAGTCCTTACGCTTGGGATATACCATATGGATCTCGTACAACTGCTTCAATAGAGTCATCATTCATAAGACGATATTCTGTATCCGCTATCTTAAATCGCGTACCTGAATTAGCACGGAACATAACATAATCGCCCCGTTTACACCAAGCGCCCGTAGGAAAGCGGTCTTTATCGGCGTATGCCTGACTCCCCATATCTACAACCAGTCCTATTATTGACATAACATGTTCCTCATGTATCGTTTTGGACGACTTCACAAGGTCAGTATCATCAAATGTCTCTTTCACCTGCGGGAGTGCCACAAGCACCCTATACCCCACAGGAAGAGGCAGCATATCTTCTAACTGTTCTTCAGCTATAGTTTCAGCTTCACTCATCATCATCTTCCATATAATTACGCGAGAGGTCTTCTACAGTTCGCATACAGGTTTCCAGACCTCGAATGTAACCTGCCGTCTCTTTGTACTGGGAAAAGTCTTTAGCTCCTCCAGCCGCAAGAGATTCTACCGCAGAGAATCTATCTTCTTCAAACTTTTTCTTTAGTACCTGAAAGATAGTATCTGCCATTATTCTTTATTATTTTCCTGAAGAACTTTCAAAATATCTAGGTCTGTCTTGTTCTTCTTGTCTTCAGCCTCTAATGCTAATTTTACTCCTGCTTTTTCAGCTTCTAACTCTAGTTCTTTCTCGTCTAGCTCTAACTTCCTAGAATCTATAATAGCATCTACAGCGTCTTCTTTTTCTTTCCTTCTCTGCTCTGCAACTTTCAATTGAGCGTCAACGGAATCTTTTTGCCCTTTTTGTTGTATTTCTTGTGCTTTTAGTTGCAATTCTTGCTGTTGCATCTGTACCACAGGATCTTGGGCTTTCTTCATTGCTTCCTGTTGTTGAGACTGCATGACGTGCATCTGCGTTACTTTCTCTCCTGCTTTCGCCATAAGCTGAGACATAGTAACCTCAATTTCTGGGGGAAGCGGCTCGTTTGGTGGGGGAAGCGGTACACCCAGCTTCTCTTCAACCTGTTGCCTGTATAAGAACGCATAATGCTCTGCTATATGTGCCTGTAACGCACCCATAATGCGTTGTGCTTGTGGGTTCTGCCCTAACATCTGAGCAATCATAGGATCTTTCATAAAGGCTTCATGGGTAGCAATATGTGCTGCATGATCTTGATAGATAAATGCTTTCAACGGTTTGCCCATTAAGGCATTCATATTCTCACTAATAGGATCTGTAGGATCTGCATCGTCCTCTGTCGGAACAAGCTTCTCCGCATTCTTCACTCCCAGCACTTCTATCATCTGCCTGTGTAGTTGTGGCAGGTTATATATCTGGGGTGCAGCCTGTGCCATTTGCAAAACAGCCTGATACTGTACTACCCGCTGTGCCATCGTAGAACTATTCGGGTCACTAACAGGAATAACATCTACCAAGGCATAGTCCAACTGCCTCGCGCTTATCTCTCCACGATCAGGCTGATACCCATACTCACTGGGTGCATATTCTGCCATTATCGCTTTAAGAAGCTTGAATTCCTGCTTCATTGCGTAGTGAACACGCGCCTGAACTGCCGCCATTGGCTTCAAGGTACGCTCTAATAACGCCAAAGTAGTGCCCACAGGCGCATTAGCCGACATATCAGATATGTTCATGTCAGCTATAGCCCCTAATCTGCGGCCTTCTTTCGTTATATTGTCCAATAACTGCAATAAGGTCTGACTAGGCTCTTTATAAGGAAGTGGCATGATGTTGTCTTTAATACTGCCAGACGGTACATCCACATCCTTGAATTCTCCGGGTTCTATAGGGGTATCGTCCCCTTTTATACGTAAACCACGGGATTTTAACCCTCCCGGCAGGTTAGCTAACGTCCCTGCGTCCACAAGTTGCCGTATAATGGAAGTACCTGCACGGGCGTACCCCCCTACGATGTGGATAAGTCCAAGGCCATAGAAGCCAAATCCGGGCACATATACATAATGTACGAAATGCTGGCGTTTTAGCTGTAAAGAGTCATCAGGGTTCCAGTTCCTTCTTATAGAAAGTACTGTATTACTGCCTTTCTCTATAGTAATTACATAAGGTTTGGCGAGATCTTCCTCGTCATCTATACCTTCAAGGTTAGTAGTGGCATGAACCTCATAAATAGCGTATCTATCGTCATCAGTCAGGGAAAAACCATTATCTTCGGCCTTTCTCTCCTCAATATCGGTGTGATACGGCTGCGGATCACCTAATTCCACGTCTTTATAGAAGCCACTGGCCTGTAACCGACGTAATTCGTTCTTGGTTTTACGCATAATATGCGTAACCCGCTCTGCACTCTCTATATTAGAGGCACCGTAAGGCACGATGACATCTTCTGCGGGTATGTACATAGCGCACTGTCGGCCCATATTCGGGTCGTAGTACACTTTTTTGAAGGCTGACCCTGCTAAACCCAGACTGTAGAGCAATCTTTCGTGTTCTGACCGATATTCGACCATTTTTTCGGTCAATTCGTAGTTCATATCCGCTTTAACACGGTCTGCGGCTTCTAATGTGTCTTTATCTTCCTCTCCAATGACCTTTGTGCGTACTGGCCCTGCTGCGGGAAAGGTTTCACTCATGGTTTCTGCCTGAAAACGTATGGCAGCTTCCGATAATACGGTTGAAAAGACTCCACAAGCCCCTTCCCAAGGCTCAGAACGCTCTTCATACTTGAATCCAAGGACATCCAAGCCCTTCACAAAAGTCTCTGCCCACTCTTTTCGGGCATCTACATCTGATTCTACAAGCTCTACAAGGTCATTTGCCATGACCGAAAGCTGGTCATCCTCTAAAAACTCAGCCAGATTCGCATCAAAATCAGCCATATCCCCAATATTAGCGTCAGGGACAAGCGTTATCTCCATACTACCGTCATCCAGCGTTACCATATCTGGATTGACAATATCTATCTCCAACGCTGATTCAGACCCAGCCGCTTCTTCCAGCCCTTCCGGTGCCGCGTATAACCCTTTCTCAATAGCCATTAGTAATACCCACCTCGGTTCTGCCTGAAATATTGTATTTCTTCCGGTTCATCTGTAGGTAGACGGATAAAGCCGCCTTGTCTGAACCTCATTAATGCCATAACGGTACTATCCACAAGGTCATCATGGCTCATAAACGGAAACCCTGCAATCTCTTCTATTACTTCTTCTGCCCATCTTGTCACGGGCATCCACACCATACCTGTAGCCACAATATCCGCAACTGAATTCAATCGCGCAAGTTTATCACCAGACCCCCTATGAGGGGTATACTCCTGTACAGGAAGTCCCATCCGACGCATCTCCTGATACAGCGCCGTACCCGCACTCTTCTTCTCCACAATAAACGAGTCTGGCTCCCACTCACTATACTCCTCCATCGCAAGGTTTTTAAGCTCGGGAAACTCCAACCGTTTCTTAATACTGTTCAACAGGATTATGTGGTACGCATTCTCCTCTTCATTGAAAAACACCCCCCATGTGGTCAGCGCAGTATAGTCAGCGCGATTATGGGTTTCCGCTGCAGCATCCAGTGACATAATAATATACTCACATGCGGGAGGCGACTCCTTATCCCACGACTGCCACCACTCACGTTTGACCAGTGCGGCTTCTTCTGCTGTCGGTTCCTGCTGATACTGAGCATTCCACTGAAACGCTGGCATGGACGCTTTTGTTCGTAATAACGCTTCAGTATCAAAAAACTCAGGCCAGAGAGGTTTCTGTACTGCTCTGCCTTTCTTATCAATCAGATCAAGAATAGCCGGAAACTCTACAATCTCATACTGGTCAGAACGATCATTCTGCACCATGTCCTTAGTCACCCTGCCCGTCAGGTCATCCATATGCCATCTTGTCTGAATAATAGCGACACGGCCTCCGGGCATCAGACGAGTACGCGCCCCGAAGGTAAACCATTCGTAGGCTTTCTCAAACACCTCAAAGTTGCCGTTAATCACGTCCTGCTCTGAGTGCGGGTCATCAACCAGCAACAGATCCGCTCCCCGACCAGCAATAGATGATCCTATACCACAGGCGTAGTACTCCCCGCCCATACTGGTGTTCCACCGCCCTGCTGACTTGGAGTCTGCCGCCAGAGAGACAGTAGGAAATATACTGCGATACTCATCCGTTGATATCAGGTTACGTACCTTTCTACCAAAGTCCACCGCTAGGTCAGTGGTGTGCGACACCATCATCACCTTTTTATTCGGGTTACGCCCAAGGAACCATGCAGGGAAGTAAATAGAGACTAACTGAGATTTACCGTGACGTGGAGGAATGTTGACGCATATTCGGTCTTTATCCCCACGCTCAATCGCCATCAGCATATCTGATAATATGCGGTGATGCTTGCCGACAATGTAGTCAGACTGCATACGTCTACAAAACTCAATCAGATCATTAAATGCTAATTCATTTTGTTTACGTACTGATAGCTCATCAACAATACGATCTATTTCAGCGACTTCATCAGAGGAGAACGAGTCAATGTTCTCCAACATACTCTGGATATCCTCCTCGGAAAAATCCAACGCTGCTTCAGTCATCAGGCTAAAAGGTTTATATGTTGTGGACGTGCAAGTTGTTGCACCTGCAGTCGCCCGTCTTTCTGTATATACACAACGGGGCTTGATTCATGGGCAGCGGCAGCAGCTTTTTTCGCTGCATCCTGCACAGTAGGTACTTGCTGTGAACTTGGGAGTACTCCCTTGCCCCCTGTACGCAAGCGTTCCTGTAGCTGAGTGGCAACGCGCTCCCAAGAAACCCGTGCCATTGAAGACGCTGATGTTGAGTTAACCTCCACAGTAAAAGATCACCTCCTTCCAATCTTAGTCATCGTATTCTTCCGCTGGCTCTTCTTCCTCCAGCTCCCCTTCAATAAGCCCCAACTCCTCGTCAAGGTCTATTGCTGTAACGTCCTCGATAACCTCACCCTCAATAAGCTTTTCTAATTTCCCTTTCAATCTCGCTCTCAGGTCATCTGTAGATTGGTGGGTGACAGTGATTTCAGATTTTTCAGAAAACAGCCCTACGTCAGATATCTTACCTAATAGCTCTAACGCTCTCATCCGTATACGTGCATCGGGATTCTCAGACTCCAGCAACAGTTTATTGGTCACTAGGTGCCGTAAATGTAGGGAGTTCTCAACAACAGACTGCCCGAATTCCTTCAGTATCGCATCGGTCAGTACTAATGATGCAGGGGTCAGGCTGGCAGTTCGTTTATTTGTTACTTTTTTAGACGTATTTTCGGGGTCTTCAGCGTAAGCAGCCACTAACTTAGCAGCATTATCCTGATCTTCCTTGGTAACCTGCATGTCCAACCCATGTTCTGCCAACTGCATTGCGGTATTACACGCGGCCTCTGTCCTGTCTTTCAAGTCTATGCAGGGGTCAGGCTCTACAACTTCTACCCCTATTTCAGGTTTTATATGCAGTGTCATCAAATTGTCGCAGGAGTTACCCGTATTTACGACTTATACAGGGAAAAAAATTTTTTTACAAGGGGGACTTAATTTTACAAGGGGGGTGCTTCCCATATATAGGGGGGTGGGGGTCGAAACTCAGGAAAATACGATTTATTC